TGATACTCTTGCCTGCTTAGCTACAATAATACATTGAGCATGTTAATAGCACCATTACGCTTTCGCAAATGACGCATGTGGTCAGTGTGCGTTAACATGTAACGAAAGAAGCCTGACAGCTTACTTGCATTAAGATAAATTTCTTCAGGGTTAACTCCCCTGGTCCTCCAACCCATTAAGTCTGGTATAAGTGCTGTTTCCTGTACGGCAGACAGGTTGTAGGACAACACAACTAAACGTCCTTCACGTTTAGGATTATCGTATTTACGATAACTTTCAGGCCAAAGCATTTTATTGATAGCTTCGACTGTATCTCTCGTTGGTATTCCTCTGCGCCAAACGCGTCCTAGGAATGGGACATCTTCTTTAGTCGTGCCCACTTTGGACTTTCTAGGATTAAACTTCATACCAAAAGTCTTGGATGCGTAAGTAGCCAATTCTTTCAGTTTAACAGAGGTGTTTGTGAAGAATAGTAGATCATCACCTAATACAAATGATGTGTCCATATCTACTATGAAACCAAATCTTGAAGATAGGGCACCTAACACTATAATATTAGCTATACTATCGACTATTTGAGTAAAGTAACTTCCACTTGGGACGCCATGTCTTTTACCAATATGGAGAATTCCTTGTCCTCTCACCTGTTTGTCGCCTGTAGGCATAACAATTGGTGTTCTAATGAAATAGTCTTCTATAATGTTAAATACTTCACCAACAGTAGTATCATTATGGTACACAGCTTCCATATCGTACCAAGTACGCAGGATGTTAAAGGCTGTTTTAATGATCGGCGCTTGAATTGTGGCATCAAATTGACTAGCGTCAAGTGAGTACCAGTACTTTCTGCCATTAGCAGCTGAAAGTATCTTTGCGCCCAAAGTTTTGTTGGTCAGAGCGAAAGCCATAGAAGTTGTTCCACCTTTAAATTGTGCCAAGATTGGTCTTGCGACTGAACCTTCTAGCAATGTCATTGACATTGGATACCCCCATACAAGCCTACTCTTGGACGCCTTGCCAGTTCGCGTTAATGCTATGCATGGTTCGGGCTTTCTTGAAGCTTCTCCTTTGCTAAGAATTCTCTCAACAGAAAGTGTACCCCTAGAGAATGCTTCTCTTTTCGTTAATCCATATGCTGTTAACCCAGCACTAGCTTTCCAATTAGTGATAAGTGATTCATCATAGAAAGTCATAGGATTAAGAAACTGACTATCTTTTGGTTTCGCAAACATTTTGTATGCATAAGCGATCCCTCTCTTAACGTGTACATCTTTAAGATTCACGGAAATAGACCTAGAAGGATCAAACCCTTCGAGTTGTTGATACAATTTTTCAACAGAATACACGCTCCTAGGTTCATGGCTTTGACTGGTGTCAAACCCTTGTTCTCTCAGAATGTGATTCGTAACTGGATCAAAAATCTCAGGTGTACTGAATCGAGACATGCGTATATTCCACTCTCTGAGCGCGGTCATTTTGTATGGCATCTGTCTGAACAAATCGCCACCCCCTAAAACAAAGTGTCACCACTTATCAGGATTGGATGGGTGCTCCGCTTCCTAATAAATATACTCCTCGGGAAAATCTTCAATCGTCATCAAAGTTTCCTCCTGACTCTACTCCTTAAAATAATATCTAATTGCCTTTGTTACAATTCTTCCTGATTGAAATTAGGAAATTATGTTATCC